AACAGTAGGTTTCTTGGGTTTAACAGTAGGTTTCTTGGGTTTAACAGTAGGTTTCTTGGGTTTAACAGTAGGTTTCTTGGGTTTAACAGTAGGTTTCTTAGGTTTATTTAATTGTTTTATATTTTTTCCACCTAAGAGGTGGCTGCCTATTGTGTCTTTTACAACAGAACTTTCATTAATTAAATCTGCAATTCTCTCTATTCTATAATTTTGTTCAATTTGATAATAAAATACTTCCCCAAGTGCTTTAAATATGGTTCCTATAAATTTTTTACATATTAAAATTCTTAAAGATTTCCTGTCCCGGCTATCAACACTAATATTATCAGCAGCTTCAAGTTGATTTACATCTACACCATAATGAAACATATCACATAATATTTCTAATGGAAAATATGCTGTGATATGTTTAAGACCATTAATTTCTGGTGTAAAATGAAGTGATGATATTTTTAAGTCACCAGTAGAAATAACTCTATCAATTTTAAGTGTACAGTGAAATATTGGAACATGTACTACATTTCCGTTTTTATCAAGTATCATTTTAGATACTTTAAAAAGAGCAGAATATTTGTCTTCCCTTGTATACATATCACGATCCTTTGTTGCTATAATTCCAAATCTAAATTGTTTTTTTATATCATCATATCTATTCAAATAAGCAACTTCAAAACCAACTACATTTCCATCATCATTTTTTTTTTTTTCACTATATACGATTTTAAATTTAGATGTGGATTGAAAATGGTGTTTTTCTAAATCAGACATATACCTCATAATCCTATCTAAATTATTATATATAGGGTCTCCTATTCTTCTTATTGGCTCTAGATCTCTCATTAGTAAGTTACTTTTATCGTATTTTGGACTTATACCTCTCTTAACTGTTTGGAGAAATTCTGATGCTTTAGGTGTTAATAAATGCCGTCTAACCATTTTATGAAAATTTGATACTTGAAACTTTTGATCTATACTGTGATGTAATTCATCTAAAGATTGTTTTACAAATTCATCTGCAAACATTCTAGCAATACTATTTAAACTATTATCGTCGGACAATGGGTAAGGATTATGTACTTCTACAGTCGATGGGTAAGGATTATTATTTACTTTTACAGTCAAATTTGACGGTGACCTTCTCATTGGACCTCCCGATGCTCCCGCAGGACCTTCATCGGGATCACCTTGTGTTACCGTCGATTTTCTTCTATCTCCATACCAATGGCTTCTTCTCAAATCAGACGACATTTTTAATGATTCTATTATTATAAGATATTTTTTTTTAAATACCATATAAATATATATTACTATAATAGTATATATTATGTCTAATAATGAACCATTATTAACTCAGTCGGATAGATTGACTATTTTTCCCATAGAACATTATGATATGTGGGAGATGTATAAGAAATCTGTTAGTGTTTTTTGGACTCCCGAAGAATTAGATTTATCAAAGGATGTAGACGATTTTAATAAGCTAAATAGTAGTGAAAAGTTTTTTATTAAGCAAATTCTAGCATTCTTCAGTTCAAGTGATACGATTGTTAATATTAATTTAGGAGAAAGGTTTTTAAATGATGTACAAATACTCGAAGCAAAATTCTTTTATAGTTTCCAAATGGCTATCGAAAATATTCATTCAGAGACATATTCCCTTCTGATTGATACTTATTTCAAAGATTCAAATGATAAAGAAGAGGCTCTAAATGCTATTAATTATATGCCATGTATTAAAAAGAAGGCAGATTGGTGTTTTAAGTGGATTAATGATGAAGAAGCTCCGTTTTCACAAAGATTATTGGCCTTTGCGCTTGTAGAAGGAGTATTTTTTAGCGGAGCTTTTTGCAGTATCTTTTGGCTTAAAGAGCGGGGTTTAATGCAGGGCCTCTCGTTCTCTAACGAATTAATTAGTAGAGACGAAGGAATGCATGTAGAATTCGCAGTTCTTTTGTATTCAAAAATTGTTAATAGATTACCGCAAGAAATAGTTCATCAAATCGTTAAAGAAGCCGTCGAAGTAGAAAAGAATTTTATCATCGAAAGTATTCCATGTTCTATGCTTGGTATGAACGCAGACTTAATGTCTATTTATATTGAATTTGTAGCAGATAGATTATTAACTCAATTAAACTATGATAAAATATGGAATTCAAATAACCCTTTCCCTTTTATGGATAGAATCTCGATAGAGAGTAAATCAAATTTCTTTGAAAGTCGCGTATCACAATACAGCAAAGCTAATGTAGGAGGTAAACAAGAACATTCAAAATTGCGCACATTTTCTCTTGAAGCAGACTTTTAATTACTTAAAGAACTCATATACTTATTTTATATAATAAAGATGGATAGAATAGAAAGTATTTATGGAAGTATTTTTATTGAAATAAATAAACAAATAAATTACATTATAAATGATAATGAAATTTTATGTTCTAATAATTATTTTAAATGTATAGATGAAATTATAATAGTATTAAGGAATACTTTATATAAATTACAGGATATATATTATAAATATATATTATATCCTAAATTAAAAAAAATTTAATTTTTATAACACAAATTATTATTTGTTACACTTCGTTACTGTGATATGTCTTGTTGGGATAAGCAAAGCTTTATTTCTCCCAATGATGCTATAGTATATCTCAATATTATAGGATAATTATTTTTGAGATATAATTCTACATTGTTGGATAGGTTTGTGCATTTTGTAAATATCGATAAGTATTTTAGACTAAAAATACCTTGGATGATTTCTTGTTCTTCATCGGTGTTATTTTTTGTAATAGTAATAGTTTGTGATTTTTCAGCACCAAGTATAGTCTCTTGATTACAGAAATCTCCCTTACAACTCAATATCAACTTATCGCCTATATTTCTAAATTCAATAAACTCGGCAAGATTGTTCATATCTCGTATAATTTTTTGAAGATAATTCGAAGGCATGTTTATAATTGTATGAAAATCAACGGGAGGTATATCTAAATTTAAAACATCAATATCTAATACAGATAGTTTATAATTGGTCTTATAGTTTTTATCATTGTTCTCTATTGTTATACCCAGATGATTCGGATCATCTTTTTTTATATAAATTGATAATATATCATTATTTGTTATAGTTTTAATTAAGGCATGAAGTCGCAACATATTAATTCCCACATAAGTTTTTTTAGCACATTCATATATCTCAAATTTCTCGGCTTCTAATTTAAGATGTATTAGAACAATATGAGTATTATCCATTGCAACTATTTTGATACCAGTTTCATCTATTTCCAAATTAACATCCATCAATATTTCTTTAAGAGCATCAATGACCTGTTTAAATGTAGATGCCTGTATTGTTTTAATATTTAATAAATATTCACTTTCCATATATTAAATAATTTATATTATCTCCTTAAATATTATTTATCAACAACATATATTCGCAATAAAACAGATATTACAATTAATGCACACACGATGATTATCGAAAAAAAGAACTTAAATTCAGAGTTCTCATTATTAACATTAAAAGACAGTAGATATTCTACTAATATTTTTTTAAAATATATATAAGTAACTAATGGTAAAAATGTAATATATATAAAAGAATTCTTTTTGCCTAACTCAGTATAATATAATACGATGTCTTCTGACTTTTTATAGATTTCTGTTCTTATATTAATTAAAAAATTATAATTTTTTTCTATACTCGCAAAATAAGTAGTAATTATAATAAACGCTAAAAATATATTAATAATAGTCAGAACCAACATATCCTTTAAAGTTTTTTTAAAATTCTCTTCATTTTCATCTTCTTTATTATTTGGAAAATCCGAATAATTTCTTCCAACATGTTCTATATATATTTTTTTTAAGTTTTCTATTATATTCGATTGCTCTCCACTGGCCATATATTTATCATATACATATAAAATAATTATTGTCTATTTCAGATAGGAAGTAGGAAAAGCTCCTATTAATAAATTATTAATATTTAAAGTTTCATATCGCTCTTTGCTGTGCGTAAGATAATAAAATTCTTGTCCTATTTTGTTTTGTCGAAGCAAATCATCATCTCTTGGTTGATTTCTTTTAATAATTATATTATTTATAAATATTATCATTAATTTTATAAAATCCAACTTATCGTCGTTTTTAAACTCTGATTGTGATAATACATCAGAGTACATTTTTATTTCTTTTAAAAACTCAATTATTTTAGATATATAATTATCTTTTTTATCTTTATCGCTATCGATATTATTGATAGTACTTTCGATAATACTTGATATTGTATTTACATTATGACCCTCTAATAATGCCCTTGTATATTTTATTTTCTCGGGCAATTGACCGTAAAAATATTCAAGATAAATACGCTGTTCTAATGATTTATATATTTTTGTATTATAACCATCGGTATTAAAACTATAATCGTCATATTTAATATTTTGATCTTTTAAAGAAATGTACGTTAATCGCAATAATATTATCCATATAGTAAATATAAAACAGTATATAAAAAAATACTTTCTATTATTAATAATGGTAGTGATTATATAATAGATTGATAGGTTTTTATGATTTACTTCTTCTGTATTACCATCAGAAGGATGTATTTTAATAAGAAATCTAGTTAAAAAAATATATATTATTAAATAAAACGCGATTAAACCAATGATATAATCTAAATCTTTTAAGCCGTGATTATAATTAAACAATAATAAATAATATGATACTATAAACATTATTGCAACAAATATAAAGACTCTAAGTAATATATTACTACCTGATTTATAAGAATCTATAACAGCTTGCTTTATTATATTTTTTGATGCAATAAAAATATCAATTATGATAAAGGTTATAAAAAGCAACATTGTAAGTATGATAAATATATATATCAATGTGTTTGTTACATTTAATGTAAAATATGTATTGTTATTATTATAGTTAAAATCTACCAATCTGTTTATAAAAAGTTTGTATGCAAAAGTGTTGTTAACATATAATCTTTTCCCACCATTATCATCATCGTTCTGAGATTTGTAATTATAGTATATGATAATATTATAAAGAGTGTTTATGAATAATAATACCGAAATGATAATCATGGATATTATATAAACATACAAGCAAAGATTTATGGTTTTGTGCAAAATCTTAATATTAACAGCACGCGAAAGAATTTCTGCAGCTTTGACTTCTTCCGTATTTTTAGCTTCTTCTCCAGTTACGGTAATTACGGCATTATCGCTCATAATATATCCTTTATTATTATTAATATTTTATTATTGAAACCTTATTATATTCGTTAATCCAAATATTGCTATAGTTACTTTTAATATAACCCATGATGCAAGCATTTTTGCATATGTAATATTTTTATCAATTTCGCTATTATCTCCAACAGACATTAGTTTTATTATCATTAGAATAATTAATATTGTTAAAATATTTAGTCCCATCTCAAAAGCCAAATAGAGATTGAAATTATATTCCCCACGTTCTATACTGTATTCTAATACTTCTTTAAACAATTTTTCAAAAGCTTCTATATCTGTTTTATCGCTGTCGGGTTTCTTTACGTCATATCCAAGATATTCAGCAATACCCTCATATATACCTAATATTTTTTCTGTGTAGATTTTAGTAGTATCGTACGGTATTATCGACCGCAATGTTAATGTATTTGCAATTTCATCATCAATCTCCTTAATACCTATATTTGCAACTCTGCCTAATAACAGCTTATTTAACTTTATTAATATATATGGATCGTCCGTATTCCATTGAACGATATATATATAGACCGAAAGTATAATTATTAAATATAAGCATTCTGTATTATTATTCGCTTTCAATTTATTAAATAACTCTTTAAAATCTTCGAAGAATATCTTAGTATAATAATTGGCTTCGTGGTTATATTTTTTGTAATTGAAATGCTTATTAATGTCTAACATTTTCTCTTCAAAATTTTTAAGCTCACTCTTCTTATCATCTATCGATAAATCAATAACCGTATATTTTGCATTCTCTATATTTATTTCTCCGGCATAAGAAATGTATTGAAATATTTTAATTAATTCTTTATTCACATTTTCATTCGAGCTTGTGATTATAATATTCTTACCAAAAAGCTTTATTATTATGTCCCTTATATATTCATCGGGTTTTATCAATGTATCATATAGTTCTATAATTTTCACATAAGCCTTTTTAACAAAAATATAATAATATATTGTACTATGTATCATACAATAAATTATAATTATAATAGGAACTATTATAAGGTAATAATGCTTTTCTGATGCTAAAATATACATATAAGGTGTATTCTCGTCATCTTTGTTGATAAATATAGCATATAGAATATCTATTGTGAATAGTATAAATATAATTAAGAATATAATAAATATTATAGCAAATATCATCTCATATAATTTATTATTTGTTAGAATATATAGGTTCGACGAATCCTTATCATATGATTTGAGTAATTTATTAGGTAACAATAAATATAGACTATTTAGAACATATCCAAATACATCTCTTGAAAAATCGTTGAATTTACTTTCCGCAATATCTATTTTAAAATATCCTATTATACCATCTTTTCCATTAATTTTATAAAAGTCGTCTTTATCCTTGCGATCAAATTTTATATCATCATATAAACTACTATTGATTGATCCAATATACTTGTTTTTTATTAATGAAATTATTTCACTATTTTCATTTGATGTTAGTTCATCTAATTTAAACTGAAAATAATAGGTTTTTGGCGTACTAAATGAATTATAATCGATAAAATCATATTTTATATAAAAGTAAGTATTTGATGAAGATTGTGTTTTTGCAGAATCTGATATTATTTTTATATCACGATCTGTTAATTTATTATATTCAATGTTTTGTAATTTTATATTCTTTGGAAATTTATCTAAAAAATAATTTCGTATTTCATTCTCAATAAAAGTCTCATTGACTAAATTTTTATTATTTTTTTTAGAATAATTAGAATCTTTTAATATTTTAATTATAGCATCGCGATCACCTCCTGCACTTTTAATTATTTTTAATTCACCGCCGTTACCGTCGTATTTAAAATTGTCCAATATTTCTGTAAAATCTGTTTCTAAAGCAATATTTGAAATAGTTTGGGCAGTTGCTGGGACAGTTGCTGGGACAGCAGTAGTAGCAATATATTCATCGTCGTAAGGATAATTTTCGTTTTTAGCATCAGGATAATGCTTTAATTTCTTTAGATCATAACATTTGTTATTATTATTTAAATTAAATTTTTTTTCATTTTTAGGATTAAATGTCTTAATATAGTTTATTAATTTATAATTAATGATATCTTTTAATTGTAAAGTGGTAACATCATATATCTCTTCTGTAGTTATTATTAATTCTTTAACATAGTACATGGAATATAATAAGTAATTTGTGATTGCTAAAAAGGTTATTAGGGCTATTACAAAACCTATAAAATATAAAATATACTTTATTACATTGAATATAATAGGGGTTTCAGACTCATCTTCGTTTGTAGAATCCATTATAATTAAATATATTCCTTATTTAATTTATTATAATAAAAATAAATAACTCAATTATCTTGTTATTTTATGTATTAAATAAAATCGATATGAATATTATTGTTATAAATAATATTAACCCCTTTATCATAATATTATATATTTCTATGGTATATTCTAAGGGATCTATGATGATACCAGTCTTATTTTTAATAAATTGTTTAAATTCCGTTTTAATGAAAAATATTATAGCAATAATAGAAAATATCATACCGCTTAGTTTCGCAAATAATAAATCTAATTTATAATAAAATGAATTATATCTCTCATGAGACTTTAGATAGCTATAGCTATTGTGCAATGTACTAATAAATTGATTATAATTTTTTTCAATATCATTAGAATCTGTAGCAAATGTTTTACCACCAGTATATATAACATTTTCCATAAATTTCAATGGTTTAAATTTGTCGGGGAATACACTATATACATCCTTGCCTTTTAATAAATTAAATATACAATAATTATCGTCCTTGCAAAAAGTATTATCATATTTTATCATCTCTCTTTTTTCGAGTCCAAATAAATGATATGTTATATAGCATTTTAAATATAAATCCTTATCATCCTTATATTTGCTTTTACCCAATGCGTAGTAACCTTTAAAAATTTCTTCATCTTTTCCAGTCTTTTTTTCAACCTCCGTAATATAATATTCTAAATAATTGCAGCTAGTATTATCTTTAATAGTCTTATTTAATATATTAATATGTGATACTACATCTATATTTTTAAAATTTATTAAATTTAAATTTATTAAATTAAATAGATAGATTATAAAAGAGTATGCTACGAATATCATAATAGCCCACAAAATACTATGTTCATAATTATAATTCTCATAAATATCTCTATTGTAATATTTATAAAAACCTAATATTTTAATTTCCGAAGATAAATTATTAGTAATAAGGTTTGTTATTGTATTAGACCATAATAATATGAATAAGATAAAATATATTATTAATAATTGTATGTCGCTATTCTTAATTTTTAAATCATAATTAAATAATTTGTAAGTACCTAAGTTGCAATATGATAGCAATTTATTACTTCCTATCTTAGTAGATTCATTTGTATAATTAAATAATTCATATGTATTAAATATAAAAGATACTATAAACAATGTAATTATAAAAACCAATATAATTTTGGGAAATACATTAGATAATACTGTTATTAAAATTAATATAAATATTATAACAATAAATATAATTACGTAATCTATTATATTCATAATATATTCTTACCTTTATTAAATAAATATTTTTTAATTATAATGCCTTAAAAATCCATAATAATAAAAATATTGTTATAGGATAACTTAATCTCAATAATAATTCTTGGAAATCTGTTAGAATATTTTCACCTATATATTTGGATAAGTAATATGTTAACATACGATCTATTGAGATACCAAGAACAATCACGAGTGAAAATAAGGCGAGTTTTACAACTTCGGATCTCTTACCAGTCATTCTATCTATAAAATTATATTCGCCTCCTTTTCTTCTATAATTTTCATTAGTTATATATTGAGAATTCTCTAGTAAATTATAATTTTTAGCACGATTATCGTAATGTGTATTTGAATAATACGGTTGTACAGCTTGTTGAGATATTTGCTGTTGTGTATGTTGATGATTTTGTTGTTGCATCTGTTGCGATTGTGGTACATTAACTTGTTGTTGTATAGAAGAAATTGCTGGATTATATTGTGGTGTTTTAGTAGCTTTATCTTCGGTATACAATAATGTATCGTTATTTGATATTTTATTGTTTTTTTGCGATTGATATGGGCTTTCTAAATTATCTCCTATAAAATTATCGTCATTGCTTCCATATAGTACATTTAATTCAGTCATAATATCTATATTATATATGGAAATAAAATAAATATTAAAGAAATAATAATCTTTTAATATAACAGATTAAATGGATAAAATGTTTGATTATGAAAGTCTATTTACATATTCTTCTCTAATATTTGCATTTGCAATATTCATAATACTTTTATATCAGTTAATATATGGAATTTATAACAATATTGAGAATTTTACAGAAGTAAAATTAAATTCCCCTGAATCTGCGGTAGTCGAATCTATAGAAGTAGATGATACCGGTGGTATAACTGAAGTAAAATTAAAATCAAATTCTATGGGAAAATATTATAATAGAACTCCTCCTAAAGTAAAATTCACAAAACCAAATAGACCCAATGGAGGTTCTGAAGCTACCGGTACCATTAAATTAAAAACACGATCAATACGAGGAACCGAATATTTATATGATATAGATACTATCACAATAACACAAAAAGGAAGTGGATATAGAATCGAAGATAAGGCCTTGGTAGTTATAGAAAATATAACTGAGTATAATTTACGAGCAAACAAAGAGAATCCCTTAATTCAATTAGATTCAAAGCAAAAAACTACTATTAAAGAGCTAATAGGAAATTGTTCTTCTTTAAATGCAGAATCAAAAATAAAATATAAAAATTTAATAGATACTGGCTCTCTTAGACAATATGACGTTGATGATATAATCAATCTATTAAACAATACAGCGCCAGCTACTGATTCTACTGATTCTACTGATTCTACTGCTACCCCCGCGACTAGAACAGCTGCTTCTACGACTGCTACTGATTCTACTGCTACCCCCGCGACTAGAACAGCTGCTTCTACGACTGCTACTGATTCTACTGCTACCCCTGCGACTAGAACAGCTGCTTCTACGACTGCTACTGATTCTACTGCTACTACTGATTCTACTGCTGCCCCAGCAACTGCCCCAGAAACTACCCCATCTATTCCGACTGCTTAGGAATTGAGAAATAAGAGAGGAAATTATTCGTCGTAGTTTTCGCGGTATTCTTCGTATTTTTTCAGCTGTATTCCTTCATTACTATATTCATTTTCTTTTATTAGATAATTATCTATATTATCACGCGAATAATCTTCTTCTTCGTCTTCATCGCTATCTCCTTCTATTTCTTCTTCATAATATTTATATTCTATATAATTCATTTTATATTCTGGGTTTAATATAGAGTTTTGTGGAAGTTTCTTTTGAATTGGTTCATAATAATAAATTGCAAATATAATATTATGGTTAACACCTTTAAAGTCATAAAGCGTCCCTTTATTTGTTTCAAATCTTAAACTTAATTTCGATAATTTGCCTATTGGATGAAATTCTCTTATAGGTAATTTTGTAATAACCAATCTCTCTGTGTTAATTCCTATATTATCTATCCGAAACTTCGCTAATCCAAGAGAATATTTGGTATATGAAAGAGATCCGAATATATGCTCTTCTATTTCAGGGCATCTAAGCAATATATATTTGTTACCTATTAGATATATAACGCCAGGCGGTGTTATTTTATACATATCATATACGCCTTTACTCGGTATTATCTTAATATTATCTAAATTTTTAACAGAATGAAACATCTTCGACATAAGAGAGTTTGAATTATATACATCTTTGTATTCGTATCTTATATTAATATGTTCAGGTATTGAATTCGCGAGTAAATCAAACCCCAAGTTTTCATATATAGTAGACCTTTGCATATCAAGAATAAACGGATGTCTGCAATATATATCGATGAGATTACTCATTTCAGCTGGCTCGGAATGTTTTTTAATACCTATTTCATACTCATCATATCTATCAAAATAGAATAACAGAGTTTTTAAAGTATAATCCCCCTCTTTAATATGTAATCGCCCGAACATATCTTTGTAATTAATGAATTTTGTAAGGCCGCTGTTACTTATAGAATCTTCATTAGAATTAGAATATAACTTATACCATATTGGTAAATTACTCAGCTCTATTGTATTCGTTCTGCATAATACAATCTCGTTATCATCAAGTACCTTATTGTATATTTTGAAATCTTTTATATACAACTTAATAGTATTGTCCCATCCATTAATATAAGTAATTTTTGTAATTTTAGTAGCATCAGTAAAGGTGCTAATAAATTTTCTTCCAATATTTTTTTCGGTATAAAAGACATTACTAATCGGTCTATTATTGGCTTTCTCGTATTTTTCTGTTTTCGTCGATATATTTATAGTCCATTTATTGTCGCTCGAAATTGTCCAGCAAACGTGATTTTCAACACTCAAATTTATATTATTTATTGTATATGTACTTTCTTGTGATTCATCTTCATATCCAATCGTAAAATACATATCATATAATTCATCTATATTTTTTTTAATATATACTAATATTCCAGAATATTTGTCTCTTTGAAAAGTATTCAAATGTAAGTGATAATATCCAAAGTTAAATATATAGTATTTTTTATTGACCTCATAGCCAGCATTATTATATCGCAATACTTTAGTTTTAAAAGAGAAGCTGATGCCAATTTCCTTTCCCCCTATACCGCCACTGTTATATATGTTATACAAATGTATGTTGTTGGTTAGTTCTAAATAATTATCAGTTCCTATAACAGCATATCCAGAATTAAAGCTGCATTCTTTTGTTAAATCTGTACTATTTAATTCCTCCTTTACTCCTTCGACTATATTAATATCACTCATGTTTTTTCCGATATAGTAATATAATTCGTTATTTTCATAGTCTATATTATACATAGTTCTCGGAATACTCGAATCGATTATCTCCATCCCGATAACATTTTTAAACGGCACCGTAAAATCAATTGTATATTTATTCGGATTCGGATATCTTGATCTGTCCCTGTCTACACTATCAATTAAAAAAGTATAATTCTGTTTTATACTATTATTTCTAAGATAATTAATATCTTCTATAGACATCCCTTAAATATTATACGTATATTATTATTTATATCATTGAAGATATACAAGGACCTTCTAAATTTATAATTAGCTGAATAGATATAAAAAAAACGAGTACATAATTGAAAAAGTTTTGGAAATTTCAAAAAGTTTTTAAAAGTTCAAAGAAAAATAAATTATGTACTCAAAATATAACTCTCTCTAAAAATTACTAAATATTGTCTGTTTGATAGAATTGTTCCCTTTAATATCTTTGATTTTCTCGAGTTTCTTAATAATCTTAGGAAAATATTTGCAAATAAATAATGTAACTTCATCGTCATTTGTTATGCTATATGATTTAATAAATTCTTTAAAATATATATAGAATACTGCTCTCAATACAATATAGCAGTAGGAATGGCTATTCTCCTTCCACAATTTATTATCTTGTTTCTCTATAATTTTCTTAGCAATTACAATGCTATGTTCTTTATCTTTTGCTAATATTGACTTGAAAGACACATTGTTTTCGATTGATTTAAAAACAACATTAAGAATAATAGCAAAGGTCTCTATAATTGCCTCATTAGGAACAAAGTCCTGTGTTTGTTCTATTTTGCATAAATTTTTTAGTACATTAATATTTTTAGGTTTCCAATTTTCATTATGTATTATATCACAATGATGCAACAATTCGTGCAATGCCACTTTCTCATAATCTTCCTTTCTTACTATATAGATATTATTTGCATTGATATATGTGAAGCCGCCATTAATATTTTCGGTCTTTACTATATCTACTTTTCTATTAGGAAGCCTTCTTTTTAGCGGATTCAGAAGTATATAATAATTAATATACTGTTCAGGCTTAATATTATATAGATGCTTCACTAAATATACTCTATAAATGCAATTAAAAAGATGGGACTTACTTTTATTAGTTATATTTTTATCTGATAAAATAAAAAAATTAACATTTTTATAATTAATATGGTAAGATAATTTACATTTGTTTGCATATTTTTTGCAAAAATTCCAATCAAAATAAGCGTCCTTGTTCAATAAATACTTGAAATTATCAAATGTTTCAATCGGTATCTTAGCAATAGAGCATTCAGCACTATTAAATTTATAATTTTCCTTAATTATCTTGTATAATTCGTTTTCATTCGCATTAATTAATTTATTTTTTATATTCATATGAAAAATTGCCGACTTTCTTTTATAATTGAAGATATAAATTTATTTTCTAGAAGCTTCGAAGAAATAAATAAAAGTTTATTAAACATTATTGTGTTTTCGAGATTATCATTGTTTGCTTTTTTATTTTCACTCCATTCAATAGACCTTTTAATAAAACATCTATATATATCTGTTTTAATGGAATATTTCAAATTGCTTTGAGCCTTATCAATAACCCAACAACCATTCTTATCCAAATATTCCCATATATTATTCTTAATATATCTATATTTTCCCTTTAATATTTTAAATACTACTAATGATATATCATAATGTGTATTATTAATTACACATAAATCAATATAATTATTTATATCCATATAAAATATAATAATAATAAATGCTTATTTATAAAATACCACCACATGAAAAAGAAGAAGTATTACATCAAAGAAGGCAATTAACAGATGCGAAAAGGAGATTAGACACTATGCCGACGAATTATAATACTCTTGCAATGTTTAAGGAATTATTATCAGCACAAACCTCAAAAATTCTCAGAAAACAAAGATGTCTAAGTATGAATATGCGACAATTTAATAACAGAGAACACATTAATAAAAACATGTGTTGTGTGGAATTTACAGAATCTGTGCATAATATTGAAAATGGTATATTGGCTAAATTAGCAGAGATAAAACAAAAGATGCAAGTTAAAAAATATAACAACGGTTCGATTCCTTTACCTATATACGTATCTCTAGCTAAGATAATAGAGCGTGATAAAGACTTTTTGTTATATTCTAAGTTTATCAAAGATGGCAATGATTATTCTAATACCTTTCAAGAAAAGTATACGTTTCAAGGTAAAATGAATATTATAATTTATGTTCCTAATCTCATGAACAATATTACCGATTACACTTTTTACCCATCTCTTGAAGCATATACAAATCAAAATAAATGGATGGAATTAATGACACACCCCAGTTCATATTTTTTAAAGACTATTAATAATACAAAAAATAAGAAGAACAACAAGTATTCTAATTTATTTAAAAAATTATCCGATGATATTTGTGATGAATCTGGGTGTATTTCGGATTCTAAAGAAGATATGTTTCATATTTTATATAAATCATTTTTTTTACCCACAAAATGTCTACAAAACAATAAGTATGAATATAAAAATAATATGAAGGTTAAACTATATAATATTTATCATGATAAAAAAAAAAGAGATAAAGGAGATAATGAATTACAGCGAGATTATGATAATAATTTAAAAGAATTACTAGGAGAAAATCAAGACGAAGACGAGAAAAATAAACAAGATTATTCAGATATAGATGAAGAAGAATTTAAAGATCTGAAGATTGAAGCATTATCTGTAGCATTGAGTGATAATTATCGAAAGAATATTGGTAAGAAATATAATAAAAATATTCTGGAAGACCTTGGTGTAAGAAATATAAAGCCTTTTCCTGGAGTGTCTGAAATAACTTTACAGATGTATAAATTAGATCCCACAAGTAGCATATTTAAAGACAAAATAAATTTTCATTATATGCCTTGGGGTGATAAACTTATAAATAACCAATATGTCCTTAATGAAAACAAAACATTTTATTTTGAAGATGTTGTATACAATGAAAAGTTAGAGAGCAAAATTGAAACTAAATTAATTAAATTTAAATCTCTAAACGAAAAGTATTTTATGATGTTTAATGATGACGGGAAATTATCTGTATATGATGAAAGAAATAAAACAGTAAGACATGATATTAGATTTTTATCGAATATTGTAATGAAAAACGAAAAAAATAAACATGTTAATTTTGATAGTTCGGGGATTTTATATTTTCATAGCGACAGTAAAGGAGAAAAAGTTGCTACAAGTATTTATTATGAAAATGAAAATCCAAACCCATGTAGTATAATATTAGATGAAAATAATCCAGGCAATTTACTAATATATGGTTTAGGTTTTCAAGAAGTCGCATATTCTTAATCTTATGTTTATTTATGTTCGCATAATATATGTGAATATATGTGTATATGTGTGTATAAATAATATAATAATATATAATATTAGGACAATGATAAATAATGAATGGAATATATTAGATTTATATTTCAAGGATCATAAATATCCATTTACAGGTCATCATTTAGATAGTTACAGAAATTTTGTTAAGGTTAAAATACCTGAAATTATAAAATTAAACAATCCTATAACTATGATTAAATTAGATGATATCAATAAAAATTTAATTGTTAAAGTTGAGATTTTTGTAGGCGGCGAAGATGGTGATAATATATATGTAGATAGACCTATTGCATTTGAAAATGGAGCTCCTAAACTTATAACGCCCAATGATGCGAGAATGAAAAATTTAACATACGAAACTCACATATTTGCGAAAATAATTGTTAAAATAACTGACGATAAAAATGCTGTTAAAGTTATCGAGTTCAATAATATAGCTATAGGAAGTATCCCTATTATGCTTCACAGCGATATCTGTTTATTAAAAAATAATGGCTCGGATATCTTGAAATTATTGGGAGAATGTCCGTATGATACGGGAGGCTATTTTATAATAGATGGAAAAGAGAAGGTAATAATAGCACAAGAAAATATAGTGACTAACAAATTATTTATTAGTAAATTGAAAGAAGATGACGTTAATGGATTCAGTTACAAAGGTGTTATAAGATGTATTGCCGATAAAGGTTCGGTTAAACCTTTTAATGTCGAGTTCTATTATGTAGATACTCCTATGTTGAAAAATGGTCTTTACAGAGATGATAATGTAAAGATTCAATATATGACGGGTAAAAAGTATATATATGGCTCTATTTTAGTATCATTGCCTTCTTTTACCGAAAAGATACCTTTGTTTATTTTATTTAGGGCTTTAGGTATAGAAACTGATAAAGAAATCTATGATTCTATTTTTGGAGATGAATTAAATAATAATGATAAAGAATATTTTGATAATTTTATAAGACCGAGCATAATAAGCTCGTTTTATACTTTCAAGGAAGAGCAGGTATACATATATACGCAAAATGATGCCTTGAATTATTTGAAACACAGGGTAAAATATGCGAGCATTGAACACGTAAAATCTGTTATAATGACTGAGATATTTCCGAATATCGATGAATTAGATAATAAGGGAAAGTATTTGGGATATCTTATTTTACAATTTATAAAAACGGTTATAGGGACTTTACCTATAAGTGATAGAGACAGTTATATATATAAGAGGGTTGATATTAGTGGATTTAAACTTACCGAATTATTTCAGGAATCTTATATCAAATTGAGGGATAATATTAGAATTAAAATAGATAACGAGTATTACTATGGTTCATACAAAGAAAAAGGTAACTATGAAAATATAGTGAATAATAACAATATCTATAAAATCGTGGATTCCCTAATAATAACCGAAACATTTGGTAAATCGCTGAAGGGACGCTGGGGATTAATTAATAATAGTGATCCTGAATTAGGAATAGTTCAAGATTTATCCAGAATTAGTTACATTGGATATCTATCACATTTGAGAAGAGTTAATATACCCATCGATAGAAGTGTTAAAATCACAAGTCCTCACAGATTACACTCGCAACAATGGGGAATGATGTGTCCATTTGAAAGTCCCGATGGCGCGTCTATTGGTTATCTAAAAAATTTATCATTGCTTACTAAAATAACTGCTGGAATAGATTTAAATAATATTAAAAGGTGTTTATTAGATGTCGGCATTATATCGTTGAGTAAATGTAATTTGATTATCAATAAGAATATTACACGAGTATTTTTAAATGGAACATTATTCGGTTATACTGGTGATCCCATATTTGTAACGAGAATATTAAGAGCATATCGTAGAAATGGTTTAATAAATATTTTAATATCTATATCGTGGAATATCCCAAATAATGAAATAAGGATATTTACAGAAGCAGGTAGACCTTGTAGGCCGTTGTTAATATTGAAAAAAAATAAGTCGGGAGATAACGAAATCCTCGTTTATAAAAACAATTATACAAATTGGTTCGAGATGTTAAATGGTACTTATAATAAATTGAGTGATGATGATAAGACCGATGACTATTATTACAGAGATGTTTATACTAATCCTATAAATGATAGTAAATCATCTTCGTCTCTTGAGAAGTTGGGAGGGTCTTTTTTCAATATGGGTGGTAAGAAAAGTAATAGCAATGACTCTATAAGCGAACATAGTAATAATTACAGGAATATCTATAAAAATATATTGAAGCAATTGGAGGAAACATCTGCCTGTATAGAGTATCTTGATAACGAAGAAAGCGATACTGTTTTAATAGCAATGAATAAAGACGAAATAACTTCGCGTCATACCCATGTCGAGATACATCCGTCGACTATATTTAGTGTTGTTACAGGTAATATACCGATGTGTAACCATAATCAGGCGGCACGCAATGTGTTTCATGCTGCACAATCAAAACAAGCTATTGGGATATATGCGACAAATTTCAATAGACGTTTTGATACAATGAGCTATGTTTTACATTATCCTCAGAGGGCCATCATAAATACGCGAATAGCTCAATATACATCAAGCGATTATATGGCAAATGGATATAATACAATTGTTGCTATTATGACTTATTCAGGATTTAATCAAGAAGATAGTATAATGATTAACAGAGCAGCAATTAATAGAGGATTGAATTACTTATCTTATTACAAATCGATTACAGCAACGAGTAAAATAGTTTCGAGTAATGAGAGGATAATTTTCGGAAATCCCATTAAAATGAAAGATATGATAGGTAAACAAGATGAATTACTCGGAATAAAAAAGAAAGATTATACTCATATTGATGATAATGGCTTCATTAAAAAAGGCACATATATACCAGCAGGACAAGAAGTTGTAATAATAGGTATGTTAAATGTTAAAGAAGTCTATTATGAACGTAAACAGGGTGTCTTCACTGTACAGGAGAAGAAGACAATATATACTGATATATCTATAAGTACCGACAATTCTCTCTATGGTACCGTAGATGACGTATATATATCTAATAAAATATCAGGAGATGAATCTATTATATGTAAGGTCAAATTTTTAAAAATTAAGAAACCTGAATTTGGAGATAAACATGCTTCTCGCCATGGACAAAAGGGGGTAATTGGTATGATAATACCAGAGGAAAATATGCCTTATACAAAAGATGGTATAAGACCCGATATTATAATAAATCCGCACGCGATTCCCTCACGCATGACTATTGGGCATTTAGTCGAATGTATATTTGCTAAATTATGCTGTATCGAAGGTATATTGGGTGATGCTACAGTATTTATACCAATAGATAATGATGCCATATATAAAAAATTAGAAGATAATAATTATAATAAATACGGGAATGAAATACTGTATAATGGTTTTACGGGAAAACAAATAGAGACTGAGATATTTATTGGGCCGACATATTATTTTCGCTTAAAACATATGGTTGCTGAAAAAATCAACTCAAGAGGTATCGGAAAAGTTACTGGGTTAACAAGACAACCAACAGAAGGACGGCGTAGAGGAGGTGGTCTACGTATAGGAGAGATGGAAAGAGATACATTATTGAGTCACGGCATTTCAATGTTTATACAAGAGAGTATGATGGAACGTTCTGATAAATATGCTTGGTCTGCATGTAAAAAGTGCGGCACACTTGTTTCTTTAAATATACCATTAAATATAAATGTTTGCAAAAATTGCAATAATGATGATATAGTCATTGTAAGAACTCCATACTGTTTTAAATTATTAGTTCAAGAATTTGAAGCCATGGGAGTACAGCTCCGAATTAACACAGAAGATGTTGATATACCAGCAGAATATATAGAGCCTTATATATACAAAGGTAAGTTAAATAATGAAGATATGGACTCCATCAGTGAAGACGATGAAGACGATGAAGACGACGAAGATATCGATATGGACGAAGATATAATTCATAAAAATGATAAAAAAAGATGGGAAGAATTATACGATGATAATTTTGAAGATATCAATTATAAAAGAGGCGGCTATGTATTTAATAATAAGAAGAATATTGAAATGATAGAAGAAGAATACGAAGGACGTGAAGGAGATGGAGAATATGAAGGTGGTGAAGGAGGCGAAGAATATGAAGGTGGTGAAGGAGGCGAAGAATATGAAGATGAAGAAGGAGGCGAAGATGATGAAGATGAAGAAGATGATGAAGATGAAGAAGATGATGGTCAATTAGGTGGTAAGGGTGTAGAGTACGAAGAAGAATTTGATGAAGATGATGAAGATGATGAAGATGATGAAGATGAAGAAGATGATGAAGATGAAGAAGATGATGAAGATGAAGAAGATGATGAAGATGAAGAAGATGATGAAGATGAAGAAGATGAAGAAGATGAAATAACTGGAGGGGCATTTGAGGTTGGAGGATATGAGAATAATGATGTTGGAAGAATTGAAGCATCAGATGTAGCCTCTGATTACTCGGCGAAATTACCTAGAGCTATGCAAGCTATGCAAGCTCTGCAAGCTACACAAGCGGTTAATGATATAGAGATAGCCGGTTTTCAATGTACTACAGCAAGAGCTGCAGGCGCGGCCGTTAATGCTATTAAGATAGCAAGTTCTCAATGTAATACTGGACAAGGAGGCGGCGACGGAGGAGGCGACAGAGGAGGCGACAGGGGAGAAGATGAAGGAAATTCATTGAGTAATAATAGCGAAATTAAAGTTTTAAATATAGTATAATTAAAATATAATTAAATTATAAGATAGTATAATGGAATTATTAGATGCTGTATTATATTTTATATTAATAATTATATTAATAGCATTAATAGGTATTTTAGCATGGCTAATTTATGATTATTATAATTATAAAGAAGAGCAAGAAGCCATAAATTCGTTGAATATAAATAATTTTGAGAAAAATTCAGTAACCGATGAAGATTTAAAAAATGAAATGAATGTATTGTATTTAAATAATTCTAATTATATCGGAACTACTTCTAACTATTTAATAGATTATACTAATTCCATGGGAATAAAGAATAATTTATATACCGATTCAGAGATATATAAGACTTCAAATTTTTTATTTAAAAATATAACAAGCAATATAGCGAATACTTCAAACTCTTTTAATAAGAGTCTAATGCATACTTCAAACTCTTTTAATAAGAGTCTAATGCATACTTCAAATTTGCTATATAATGATGTTTATAATACATCAAATGTTTTATATAGAAATACCGCAAATATCAATGATAATCTAAATAGATACTTTGAGTTCAAAAGTTTTCCTTCAAACAAAAAGATATTCGATATGATAACAGACACAGAATTGATAAATACTACTAACAATTTAAATCTAAAGAATAATACTATAGCCAATGCAGGATTAAGAATAAATACTAATGAAACCGCAAGCAAATATTTAGAGGTATGTAATGATAATAATAATTGCTATAAATTATATGTAGGTACTAATAATAATTTAGTAGCTAAATATGATAATATAGATCATGTTTTAGTAACTCCTTATGCATCCATTCAATCAGGCTCACTCTTAGGAGTCCAGCCTACGGTCCAACCTACCGTTCAGCCTACAACTCTACCTACGGTCCAGCCTACGGTCCAACCTACGGTCCAGCCTACAGTCCAACCTACGGTCCAACCTACAGTCCAGCCTACCGTTCAGCCTACAGCTCAGCCAGAAACTCAATCCATAGTCCAGACAGTAATATAAAAACAATTACAAAAAATAAAAATAAATATTATAGGTAGATATAATTACAATAATGAATTTGAATGATTTGTTGTTAATATTATTATCAGTAATATTTATAATATTAAGTATATTTTATATTGTAAAAGTATGTGATTATAATATTAAGGAATTTTTTGTGATATCAGAGCTTACAAATATAGAAAAGAGCGATTGTATTTTAGATAATACCTTTAATAATTGTAGCGATTCCTCTTGTAAATACACAGATTCTTTCATAATAAAAGACGAGGAGCCTATTAATTATCACAATGATTATACTTGTGATATGATAGAACAGAAGTATAGGAAAAAATATGCAGATATAGATAATAAAAATTTGTTATTAACATATAAGTGTATTAAAAATAATCCTCGAAAATTTAAAGAATTATTGGAAAAGAAAGGTATCGAGACGTCGTCTGTATTGGAATATAGAACCGATAATATTAAAAACTTAACAGATTATATTAAGACTGAGATAGTTAATAAAATTAAAAATACTAAACTCTCTACATCAAAATGGCCTATATATGCATGCATCTCTCAAGCTCCTTATCTAAAAAATGGACTTGATAATATAGTAGTATGGGATTATAACAGAGGACAGCAGGTAGATTATAGTTATTCATGTTCTATAGGACTAACAGTTGATAATATACACATACCTTGCTTTGCAAATCAAGAGATGTACTATGAAATCCTTCTAATATTTTTAAAGAATGATAAAAATAATATAGACGACTTTATTAAAATAATAAAGGATAGTGAATCCTCTAATTTACAATGTAATATTAACTGTGGAAATTCATTTAGAATGGAAGGTTTAACGTGTGGCTGCTTAAATAAAGAGAGCAGCTATGATTCCTATAATTCTGTATGCAAAACAGGAAATACTGTACAGGATTATAGCATCGTATACTATATCAATAACCATCATGATTTTGGCTCAAACGATCTAAATATTTTTATAGATTTTACGTAATCATTCGTCGTCCAAGAACTTAAACTTCTCAATCGGCTGTTTCTTATAATTCTCTACTTTTTCCCAGAAAATATTAATTTTATTATTAATATTAACCCATTCATAATCGTCAAATTGTACTCTCTGTGTATTTATTTCTTCCAGTTTCCAATAGTTCAACTTGATAAATTCGTATTTATTATCATTTTCGTTATTAGAATTAAATTGTTCTATTTTACTATAGATATTATCAATAGCTTCGTCGGATGTTACATTGCTATCGCTATATATATAGTAATATTCTCCGCTTTTCGTAATATATTCCGCTATAATTCCATGATTCATAGATATTTCGCGGAATTCTTCCATATATATACTTTCTTCAAGTACTAAGAATTTACATTCTACGTAATCGCATTCTTTTAAATTACAAACAGCGAGCTGTCCCTGAATTTGTAGTTTATACTTATCGGGTATATAACCATCTATAATTTTTCTCGAATAAGGACATTTAATCTCAACCATAATTCCGAGTTCATTAATACCATCTGGAGAAGCTCCAAAATGTTCATTAATTTCGTCGCAAATCAATCCAAACTCATATACATGAATATTATCATTTATTTGAGAGTATATCCTCGTAGCCATAGGTTCGAACATAGTACCCCATTTCAATGCTTTGATAGCATTATAGTTTGTGTTATCCTTAATAATCTTCGCTTTCTTCTTTGCGATCGTATCACTCACCTTAGTATCTTTAATAGCATCTGCTAAATCGCTTGCAGTCAGACGATTTTTTCGTGCTTCAAACCATTCAAGCGTTCTCTGCTTTATAATTGGTTGACTTACTAATTTCTTTAGAATTTCTCTGTAAGACGTAATATCTTCAACTCTTTTATTTATTAAATCTCTATCAATATCAATATTTATCTCAATATCGTTATAAACATCTATATCATCGCAATTCTTTTTTCTATCCTTGATTATACTCAAGTATTCTCGATCAATTATAGAATTTTGATTTTCTATATTAGCCATACATCTATATCGTGGTATTTTTTTATATACAAATATGTTTTTATAAAGCATTATACACTTCGCTCTCACATTTTTTCTTATACTCTTTAGATTCTTTGTATTTCTTATCGATTGCCGCATTGATTTTATTGTAAAGCTGCTTTTCCATGAAGTTGATTTCATTAACATCGGAAGTCATTTTTTTATTTTTTGTTTTCATTTTATATAAATCTTCTAATTCTTCTCTCTTTTTGGCTAACAGAATGTCGAAGGGCGTCATCGGTACTTCTTCCATTTAATGTATATATATAATATAAATCATTTTTTATATAATTTTCATTTTACGACTATCGTAAGCCCAATGTAATAATGTTTGTCTCAACCTCGGATAGATTTTTTCACTATTACTTTGTTGTTCGTTAACCTTATTTTGCAATTGATTTCTAAATCTTCCTTTGGGGCCAGCAGATTTTTTCCATCTATTAATTTGGCGCACATCGTCTTCGCTTCTGCGTCCGTTGTAAAAATTACAATACCATTCTATCCATCCGTAAGGATCTATATCTTCCCTTATCCAATTCTTTTCCATCCAATATTCATAGCTTGTTCCTACTTCAACCTTGTAATAATTAATACTCTTATCATACTCTTGTTTTGTTAAGATATCTTCGGGGATATCTTTGAGAAATTTAAAGTTCTTATGATGATTTTTATATATCTTTTTTGTTTTAGGAGACTTTATTTGTCTAAAATAAGAGCCTCCCATAATTCCTAATGCAAACATGTCTCTCGGAGTGATATTTGGCTTAAATTCAGGATGGTCTTTAAAATATAAACTCATTATCTATTATATACTTATTTTTAATAGTAGTTAAAAATTTTTTTGTAAAAGATAATTCTCGATTGCAATTGCAAATCTATGCGATTCTCAATTTTATCTTCTGTATCCAATTTACTATATTGTGATCGCACAAAGAACATTGAGAACTCTTATATATACTATATTGCCTAATATTTATATTGTTTTTTTTGAGTAGCCAGAGCGTATAATTCATAAATTATGCGAAGATCATATTTCAAAAACGAGTACATAATTGAAAAAATTTTAGAAATTTCAAAAAGTTTTTAAAAGTTGAGAGAAAAATAAATTATGTACTCGTTTTTAATAGAGTTTTTCTGATAATTTATAATTGATATTTATTATATTATCATCAGATATAACATCAGAATCAACATCCTTCTTAGAAAGTTCTTTAATTAAATCCCTATAATACCTATCATTTCTTCTTGATAATCTGCTCTTTTTAATATACTCGGCCTTCTGTGCATTGTAAATATCCCTGCTCCTTTGACTATCATTGCCGTGTTTATTATGTATGTATATACTATTAACCCATATATATCTTAAAATATCCTCATTATCAAATACCTTACGATCTATCCCGTATTTTTTAACAATTTTATTAGATACATCATAAGCAGGCCAATAGTTATATCTCGGACACACAAGTTGTCTATTGGCATACGTATAAGTATTGTTCCTAATATCATCTATAAAAATAGTACGATTCTGTATTATATAATCAATATCATTCCTGTTTTTCATAACAGGATACTTTTTCTCGAGACTTTTAGTAATTAAAGGAAATATATTTGCAAGTGATTTCTCGATATCTATTAAAGAAGTTGATATCATATTTTCTTTTGTAAAAAACGGACGATTTATCTTTATATTTAAGGCCTTCTCTATATTAGGCCCTAAAGACGCATTGGTCCAGAAATATGAACTCCCTGTATAAAAGAAGATCTCTATATTTTTAAATTTATTATTGCAAAATTTTATGAAATCTTTAATGTTAGGTCTCAATAAACCAGACATTAACTCTTCTTGCATATCAATGCTCTTCATATATTTACAATTATACTCGCCTTCTTTCTTACATGTATTGTATATATATTCTAATAATCGCGACTCTTTTGTTAATAAGCTACAGTCTCCGATAACTGTATTATCAATATCAAAAATTAAAATAAACGGATATTTTTTCATAAGCTTTCTAATATTAGTGTATATTCTATTCTATTATTCTAATTTGTTAAAGTTTTTATATTAACATTATTATTAATAATATCAATATATTCATAACTTTTGTTACCAAAAGCTCTCGAAATACCAGTATCAGTATACCATAAATTATTGTTTATAAACTTGATACCATCTACTACATTATGGCCCACAAACATATAACTACAGCTCAAACTGTTTAACATGATATTTAATTCATCTACAGTATCTAAATTGCGTGTCCATAATATACCATCGTCTTCCAATATTATTTTACCGAATATCTCAGCATCTTCGGAATTACTTAATTTATTTGTTAACGCATAGGAGCTCCATAATTCATTCAAGTATGATACCTTTTTCTTATATTTATTCAACAAAAATAGATGAGATATTTTAAGACCTGCATGGCAGAATAAGAGACCTCCTATTTTAACAATTATAGGCCTCTTTGATAATATTATTGATAGCTGTCCGTTAGGCTTAAATAATTCCCTTCGTCTTTTTTCATTATTAGCAATACTTTTATCAGATACATAGCTATAATTTCCTAATATATTCATAAATTCGTGGTTGCCTATAAGAGATATAACAGTTCCTCCCTTGATTTTCGCTATTTTATCTAATAAATCAGTGAATTTTAACATCTCTATATCTTCTATCACTTCCCAATCATTATCTTCGGTTCTATTTAAACTATCAATTTGGTCTCCCATTTGTATAACAATAGTATTAGGAGGTTCGGCAATCCATTCGATATTATTGTTTATAATATTGGCATCTATGAGAATATTTTTAAATCTCTTAATATCGCCGTGAATATCGCCAATTATTACTAATCTATCCGGATTTGGATATTCATATATTATATTAGTATTATCCATTATATATATAAAAGTTTATAAATATTATAAATATATAAATGCCTAAAACTATAAATCTTTATATAGTATATACTACAGAATTAGTAAATAGAATAACTAATATTAATAACGTAGTCGATTATTTTAAAAAAATATGTGAAAAGAACGATATCACTATTATTAATAATATAATCAAAGATCCTACTTCGAAATTAATAGACGATAATATAAACATATTTAATGATAGAGTTGATTACAGTAAATTCGAGGAGAATAATGAATACAATGATTTTATAGAAATGTTAAATACCAGTCAGATATCAAATTATGAGAAGCACAGAGAATTGTACAAAATAATAAAGGATAAGGATGATACTTCTCTACATATGATTATAGAAGATGATGTATTAGTTAGCAGCAACTATTTAAACAATATCGAGGAATTTTTAAAGTATGTAAAAGATGATAATAATAATATCTGGGATATGCTATTTTTATCATTGAATACCATAAATAGCGATGAGCAAATAGTCGATTATCGGAAAGTATACAATAAATTAGTGACGAAATGCTGCTATCTAATAAAGCCAAAAATATGCGAGAAATTGTACAATGATACAAATAAATTCAAACTAACCATTAGAAATACCTTATCCAAATACATATCAGATAATAAAGATCTAAATGTATATTTTTTTAACAAAGTAACGTTCATAGAAGGCTCTAAACTCGGGCTATTCCCTTCTACAACAAACAACATGAACTACCTATATTTTAATAACGAATATATCGAATTGGTTAAAATATATAATAAGGAATTATTAACTAACGAAGACGTTTTAAAATCCGAAGAACTGTTTAAACAAGCGGAAAATCTAAATTCTTCGGATATAAATAATATCATGGGTATGATACATAATAAAAATAAAAATTACAAGGAGGCAAAACGGTACTTTACTAAGGCTCTTGAATTACACAAGAAGAATTTTGGATATTTGCAAAAAAATAGTATAATTTTAAATAATGCAATTGATATTTTTAAATACGAACAAGATATGTTAGCAGAATGTATCAAGGCAAAACCCAAGTATTGCTAATCTCATTCTTTGTTCTCGAGATTTTCTAATCTATCAGTTACTTCTTTGAATTGAGAAGAAAGCTTTTCTATTTTATCATCAACTGATAATTCAGATAGTTTATTCTCCATCTCTTCTATTTTTTTAGCGAGTATATGAGTTACTGTGATAGAAGACGCTTTTGCAACTTCGGCAGCATCGGCTAATTCGGATACTTTACCGGTTAATTCGCCTAATTTTTGTTCTAACTCTTCTATTTTCGAAGAAGATACTTTGGCTGATAATTCTGCTACAGATTCTTCTAATGCCACTAATTTATCAGATATTAACTTAAAATCCGAAGAACCTTCCGAAACAACCGACGAAGACAAAGGCGACGCCGATACTTTAGCCGATAATTCAGCAACAGATTTTTCTAAATCTTTTAACATAACATTATCAGCATTGCATTTTAAAGAGCTTAATTCATTTTCTATATTTTGAATTTTTCCATATATAGCGTTTATAGACATGATTATAATACTAATATATTATAATATTTTATTTTTACTATTTTACGCATATACATACATATATACACTTGAAGATGTAAAATAATTTTCTATACGAAATATAAAAAATGATATAATATCATTGTGATATAATGATATTACAATGGTATATATTTATACATTAAAGTTAAATCGCGGTAAATATTATGTTGGTAAAACATCAAATCCACATTTTCGTATAGAAAGCCATTTTAATTCAGATGGTTCACGTTGGACTAAAATATACAAACCTCTAAAATTATTAGAACTTATACAAGGCGATGATTATGACGAAGATAAATATACAAAAATGTATATGGATAAATATGGTATTGATAATGTACGAGGTGGTTCTTATACTTCTGTAAATTTAGATGATGAAACTAAAAGCCAACTTTTAAAAATCAGTAATAGTACTAACAACAGATGTTTTAAACCTTTGAAGATTTAAAATGGCACAAAATATTTATTTTTATTATGTATTATTATGAAACATAAGACACAAGATTATAAAATTACTGCTGTTAAGTATTATTTACAAAATGATGATAGTTTGGACGAGGTCTGTAAAATTTTTGATTGCAAGAAGACTTCTTTAAGAAGATGGATTATAAAGTATAAGAAAAATAAGAATTTAGAAAGACTTAACAGACCTTCTATGTCTTATAAAATAACGAAAGAACAAGTTAAGTATGCTATTAACCTACTTACACAAAATGAACAGATTACTATGACTGAATTAAGAAAACTACTTATTGAAAAATATCAATCATTTGATATTACATCTCAACATTTAGGAAAGATTTTGAGAGATAACAATAAAACAAGAAAGAGAACTAAACACCAACACTTTCCAGCTACAAGATATGGTTTAGAAGTAAATAAACAACAAGAATTAGATAAATTCTATAACGAAGTAAGTAAATATCCTATTGATAAAATCATTTGTTTGGATGAAACTTCTATACAACCTGCTATGATGTTAGAATATAGTAGATGTCAGTTAGGTCAGAAGTGTATTGTGAAAACAGATGATAACTATGTATTCAAGAAATTTACATTATTAGTAGTAATCAGTAATTCAGGATGTGTAGGGTCTAAATTATATCAACAAGGTGGTATGACAAAAGAAAGATTTGTAGATTTTCTACAAGAACATGTTTTTAGTAAATACAAAGACTATCTAATTATTTTGGATAATGCCGGAAGTCATAATAATCAATTTGTAAAAGATGCTATTATCAATAGTGGTAATAAATATTTGTTTAGCATTCCATATACACCAAATACAAATGCTCCTATAGAAAATTACTTCAACCAAATAAAGCATTATCTTAAGTTAAATAAGAAGGTATTAAAATACGATGAATTGAATGAAGAAATCAAAAATGCTATTAAGATGGTAAGAAAAGAAAATCATAAGAACTATTTTGATAATGCTTATAATAAAGAAGAATTATCAAAATATACCAGAAAACTATCAACAAGATATAGAAAACCTAAACTATATAAAACAACATAAGAATATATTATATATAAATATAAGATAACAGCATTATAATGCGACTTAAAACAGAATTGTATCCTGAACAACAAAAACAAATAAAGGATGAATTGATAAATGTATTGAAGTTAAATGAAGATAATTCTCTTATTTTACATGAATTAGATGTAAATAAAGAATTACAAGAACAGATTATGAACTTCTTACCAAAGATACATACTTATTTTTCTATGAGTACTATAACAGCAATATCATGTCCTGAAAAGATTAAGAGACCATACTTATCAATTATTCGTCATCTATTGAAAGATGAATACCAAATTTTGAGCACTGAATACAAAATTAAAACAGAACCAAAAGATATTAGAACAAAGAAGTATTATTTTATAAAAAAATAGATTAGGTAAGATATAAAAAAATGATTATAGTAGTATAAAATACATTCATCAATATGAATAACCAAGAAAAGGGTTTGTTATATGAGAAATATGTTAAGGACTTTATTATACAAAAACTTGGTAAAAATGCCTATTTATGGAATGAATGTCCTGAAAATATTTTAATAGAGAATAACCTCATTCACTCTCATAATACTATGAGACTAATAAGAAAAGATATAAAAGAAGGACATTTGCATAATCATAAAGATATCGGAATAGATATTATACAAATTGAAAATGACGAATGTTCAATAGTGCAATGTAAAAATGGTTATAATAATGGCTTATGTGTAGATGACATATCAGGTATTATGATGAGATGTGCTTTATCACTAAAAAAGAAAAGGATAATAGAATTAACAAGTTATGTTCTCAATTAAGACATATCAAAAATGATATTATAAATGTAGAAACAACTAAATATAAATCACATCATACATATCATAATTGGATAAATGATATCAAAAAACATATCATTCCTAATAAATCTTTTGCAAAAGATAGTATTCATTATGATATACATGCTAAACAATTTGATTATTTACCTTGTATGATTTATATGATGAAATACATAGAACAAGAAGGAATTAGCATCAATAATGTTTTTCCATTAAGAAGTGATATTATACCAAAGCATATTACTCTTGATAGTACAACTATAGTAAATCTACTATTAAGAAAAGAACAAGGTAATAAAGGAGATTACTTAACAGAAGGTAATTTGAAAAAGAAAAAATCTGAAATATGGGACTTCTTTTTTAGAACACAAAGAAAATGCTTCAAAAGAGAAGGTTATTCATTTCATCATATGATTGAAACAGATGGTATAAGTTGTTCTATACTGCTTATTAGAAATGATTTGATAGATAAGTTTTCTAAACCAAAAAACACGAGTTTATCAAAAGAGCTTTATATTGATGAACTGGATGATTATACTAAAATACAAAATAAAAAGATAGTAGCAATAGACCCTGGAAAGTGTGATATTATTTCTTGTGTAGATGGATGTTGTAAAGATGCTAGTACTTTTAGATATACACAAGATAGCAGAAGGAAAGAGACAAAAAGTAAAAAATATAATAAACTTGTATTAGAGTTTAAGAAAGAACAGATTGATGGTAAAACAATCATAGAATATGAAACTGAACTATCACAATATAATAAGAAGTCATTAGACATCAATAAATATAAAGAATATATCAAAAAGAAAAATGAAATTAATAATATACTTTTTCCATTTTATGAAAAGTATATATTTAGGAAATTGAAACTGAATGGTTATATAAACAGAGTAAGAAATGAACAGAAGATGATAAATAGGTTTAAGAAAATATTTGGAGATATTAATGATGTTGTGGTTTGTTTTGGCGATTTTGAACAACACAAACATATGAAATACAAAGAACCCATAAAAGGTAAAGGTATCAGAACATTATTCAAAAAATCAGGTTATAATACTTATTTGGTAGATGAGTTTAGAACAAGTTGCAAATGCTGTAATTGTGAAGGAGGAGATTGTGAAAAGTTTATTATAAGAGAAAATCCTAAACCTTGGAAAAATAACTATGCTTTAGTACATGGTCTATTACGCTGTAAGAGCGGTTGTGGATTATGGAACAGGGATGTTAATGGTGCTAAAAACATTTATAAAATAGCTTATAATCATATAAATGGATTAGAT